TGCAAGATCAGTTGCATTAAACGTTGCTGCCGTAATAACCTTAGTTACGTCACCCTGTGCAGCCTGTGTAGCTTCAGCCTGTGTACGTACACCCTCTTGAACCTTGGTAGCATCATAGGTAGCTGCAGTCTGAGTACCCGGTGCAGCAGCCTGTGCAGCAGGTGCAGTAGTAGTCGTAGTAGCCTCAGTCTTATCGGAGACCTGGCCAGTGCCAGCACCAATAAGCTGACTTGTAGTTGCTTCACCGATAGTATCTACAGTAGCTTCAGTGGTCAGGTCTTCTGGTTTTGTCAGAGCTGTCCCTACTGCTTCCCCTGGTGTAGGAATGCCTGTGATACCAAGCTGTGTTTGAGCAATATTGAGGTTTACCTGAGCTTCTGCATACTCTTTCTGCACAGACTCCAAAGCAGACTGGTACACCTGGTTGTCAGGGTTTTCCTCAGCCAGTCTAACAGCATCTGCAAGTTTCTTGGTTAAATTTGCAACGTTTTGTTTTGCGGTGTTGAGGTCAAGAGTTGAACCAGCTGGCAGACCACTTATGTACTGATCCACAGCAGCATTGTAATCAGCCAGTTGAGTGTTGTAACTTTCAAGACCTTCATTGTAAGTTTTTAGCTGATTATCTCTAAGACTTGCAACCTCGTCCAGATACTTCTGAATCAGTGAAACGTTCTTGGACCACAGACCCGGAAGTGAGACAGTGGTACCATCCTTAAAGTCCAAAGAATATTTACCAGGGGTGCCTGAGACGGTCCAACCAGAAAGATCCTCTGGGATTTCCCCCGTCCGCAGCATGTCTCCAAGGCCTTTAGCCCAGGTTTTATCAAGCTCACTAGCATAACTGGTTATTTCTGCAGGTAGCTCAGGTTTTACTGGTGGTGTGCCAGCAGTGGGGTCATAAGGTCCTTGAGTAGTAGTGTCTGTGGTATTGTCAGTAGTAGTATCGGTGGTATTGTCAGTAGTAGTATCGGTGGTATTGTCAGTAGTAGTATCGGAGGTAGTGGGGTTTGTAACCCAGGCAGGTGGTTGTGCAGCAAGGTCTCTCTGCCTTGCTGCTGCTGCTTGAGCATAGGATGAATAGAACCTACCATTATAACTGTAGCCAGAAAAATCTGCTTCACCAGTACTTCTAGTTTCAGGAGTAATGGGGCCGCCTTTAGCCAAGCCTTTAACTGACGACTTCTTCTGGAGAGCACGATTGAATTTCCCCATCTTTGCAGCAGCACCGGGGTTAGAAGCAAGGAAAGCCTCCATCATCTTGGGGTTTGCAGGGCCATCATAGCCCATCTTACTAAGAAGGGTTTGCTGTTGTTTAGGGGTAAAATTCATTTCGTACTACTCCAGAAGTATTCTTATTGTGCAGTTGCATCGTTAATAACCCACACACTGTCGAGACAGGCCGAGTAATGCTTTGCGATGCGTTCAGGTGTCAGTTGGTCTTCCATATCTTACCTTAAGGCTTAGTGGGCCAAGTGACTTCATACGGGAAGCCTGCTTGTCCTGTTATATCACGAAGGGCCTGACGATAGGATACCCAAGCTGGGGACATGGTGTTGTCAGAGAGAGCCATCCAGTCGGTCTCTGACAGCAGGCGGTTGCGTTGGTTACGAACAGCATCCTCAGCTTGATCCTGCGGCTTGTTGATTACGGTATAGCCAATCATCCAACGATTTCCGTGAATAGGCTTTCCAACCTGATCTTGATCCACTTCACCAGTAATAGGGTCAGTGGCGTCCTCCTCGGTGCGATACCGTAAGACTTCTCTATGAGGCATCTCGTCCATAACAAGGTCTTGGACTAAGGGATCGTGATGAGGTTTTGCCAGTTCAACAACAGGATGCACCAAGTGCCGACGAAGCATACTGTCGGGAATGTTCTTGGGGAAGCTGGTGTGCGGATTATCACGACGGAATTGCCCGATTGTGTAGGGGAACTCTACGGGCTGGTCGTTTGTTATCTTGACGTACATTTAGTAACCTTTCTTACGAGAAGTCGTCGCCAGACTGAACACCGTAGTATGTGGTGCCACCGTCAATAGTCAGGAAAGTGAGGGTGTCTGTCTCTCCATTTGCAGGGGAAGATGGAATTGTTCCAGAAGGCCACTCTACGGATGCTGGGTAGGTGAAGGTAGCATCAGTGGTAACGCCCGTGGTGTATGCCCAGACAGCATCTCCTGCAGACCCAACAATATACATCTTAAAGCCATCTGGTTTGAAGAATAGACCACTTGGGCTACTGTCTTGTGTAGACACACTAAAGTTCTGAAGATAAGAAGCTGTAGAAATATCCCAAGCTGTACTTAAGTCATATTCATTTACGTTATCACTATTGGCCCCAATAACATACATCTTAGTGCCATCTGGCTTGAAGAATAGACCTTCTGGGATAAGGTCTTGAGCAGCAACACTAAAGTTCTGTACGTAAGAAGCTGTAGAAATATCCCAAGCTGTACTTAAGTCATATTCATTTACTTCATCTCCTGCAGACCCAACAATATACATCTTAAGGCCATCTGACTTAAAGAATAGACCTGTTGAGGCGTCTTCTTGAGCAGCAACACTAAAGTTCTGAAGGTAAGAAGCTGTAGAAATATCCCAAGCTGTAGACAAGTCGTACTCATGTACCGCATCACTACCTCCAACAATATACATCTTAAGGCCATCTGACTTAAAGAATAGACCTGTTGGGGATGCATCTTGAGAAGACACACTAAAGTTCTGAAGGTAAGAAGCTGTAGAAATATCCCAAGCAGTGCTTAGGTCATATTCATTTACGTCATCACCACCGCCCCCAATAATGTACATCTTCAAACCGTCAGGCTTAAAGAATAGATCCTTAGGTGCTATATCTTGAGCAGCCACACTGAAATATCCCTCAGCAGGAAAGTCAAAACTAGCGGTGCTAATATCCCATGCAGTCGTCAAGTTGTAGGAATATATGGAATCTGATGTAAGTCCAATAACATACATCTTAAGGCCATCTGGTTTGAAGAAGAGGCCTTGTGGGCTACTGTCTTGTGTAGACACACTAAAGTTCTGTACGTAAGAAGCTGTAGAAATATCCCAAGCAGTGCTTAGGTCATATTCATTTACGTCATCGCCACTGGACCCAATAACATACATCTTAAGTCCATCTGATTTGAAAAATAGACCACTTGGGGTAAATTCTTGTGCAGACACACTAAAGTTCTGTACGTAAGAAGCTGTAGAAATATCCCAAGCAGTGCTTAGGTCATATTCATTTACGTTATCACTACTGGACCCAATAACATACATCTTAAGTCCATCTGGTTTGAAGAATAGACCACTTGGGGCTGTGTCTTGTGTAGACACACTAAAGTTCTGAAGATAAGAAGCTGTAGAAATATCCCAAGCTGTACTTAAGTCATATTCATTTACGTCACGTCCAGAAGTTCCAGTAACATACATCTTAGTGCCATCAGATTTAAAGAATAAACCGTATGGGGAGATTTCTTGAGCAGCAACACTAAAGTTCTGTACGTAAGAAGCTGTAGAAATATCCCAAGCAGTGCTTAGGTCATATTCATTTACGTCATCTCCTGAAGACCCGACAATGTACACTTTAGTACCATCGGGTTTGAAGAAGAGATCAGTTGGGATGAGTTCTTGTGCAGCCACGCTAAAGACACCATAAGCAGGGGGTTCAGCATTAGCTAAGTCATACCCGTTAGCTACTTCAGCCCCAGTCACCTTTAGGTCAAAGCTGTAGCCAGTCCCGCTTGCTGGGGGATTGCTAAAAACAAACGTAGTGTTTGCAGTAGGCGTATGCTCAAAGATAGTGCCAGTACTAAGATCAAGCGTGGCGTTGCCCGTTACTGTACCTACAGTACGGTTGTTCAAGTCTAGCGTATTTTCAAATGTGGTCTTTGTCGTAGTATCAAGACTTGCAATGTTTGCAAGTTGCCTACTACTATCAATTACTGTAGTTCCAGAAACTTTAATAGCCATCTTCGTGTCCTTTCACTATTAGCTAATTGTTGCTACAGTGTCAATCGTGCCAGTGATCTGCAGATTACCTGAGCCATCCAGTTTCATATAGTTGGTGCCCCCAACAGAGAAATATAAAGCACCACCTGATTCTGTTACAGTCCAGGTAGAAAGTATCACCGCACCTGCAGTGTTGAATACCGCATTCTGCCAAGTAGACCCATCGTAAATCTTAAGCTGACTATCTGTGGTATCCCAGTAGATTGCACCAGTAAGAAGAGTATCACCATCATTGTCTACAGAGGGAGCTGATGCTTTACTACCCAAGTAGCGATCATCAAATGAGTCATAGGAAGCAGCAGCAGCACTTGCACTTGCGGCAGCATTACTTTCAGAAGTAGCTGCATTGGATTCACTTGTAGCTGCATTACTCTCAGAGATGGCTGCAGCAGCAGCACTGTCAGCAGCAGACGTAGCACTCCCGAGAATGCTGTCTACGTAAGCCTTACGAGTAAGGTCATCATCTGTAGTAGGTGTTGCAGTAGATGTAACTTTGTTAGCACCCATGACTATATTACCAGTCATGGTTCCACCAGTCAAGTTCAATTTCAGTGCATCTGCAGTGTCCACATAAACTTTAGTGGCAGCATCCTGGTTTGCTGTAGGGTCACCCAAGCCAGTAATCTTGCTGGTACCCATTGCAATGGCACCACTCATAGTGCCACCAGTCAGGTTTAACTTAAGAGCATCTGCAGTATCTACATAGCCCTTAGTAGCTGCATCAGTGCTTGCACTAGGGGTGCCAAGGCCAGTGACCTTGTTGGTCCCCATAGCAATGTCACCACTCATAGTACCACCAGCCAAGGGCAGTTTAGTGGCAATGCTGTTGGTTACTGTAGTCGAGAAGTTTGCATCATCCCCAAGGGCTGCAGCAAGCTCATTAAGTGTGTCCA